TCTTTCAGCTCCATATTTGTTTTGAAGAGCTTGTAAATACCCTTGATCATCATCTTCTCCTACAGCCACATATATTGACGTAGAGGAAGGTTTACCATCTAGGTAGTGTATTACATCAACTACAGGAGAAACTTCGTCTGAGAGCTTTATTTTAACCTTTACGGTTGGATCTGATTCCATATACATATTCCATATGTCAACAGACTCTTCACCGGTAATATTATCTATAGTTTTATTACTTACTATTACTTCCACTTGTTGTAAGTAAGGTTTAGATATCAAATATTTTAAAGCATCATAATGTCCTTTATTAGGCGGTTTAAATTTACCTACATAAAAGCATTTACCAGGAGAAAAGTTATTTACTATTTCTTTTACTATATTTTTTGCTAAATATTCACTTGTAAACATATATAATAAATAGTTAGACTATTTACTTACAATTTCATTAAGTTTATTTTGTAATTCTTTCATATATTCTATGGATATATCAATTTTTTCTTTCATGTAAGTTATTTCCTCCTCATTTCTATCTAATCTAAAAATATATAGCATGTGATTTAGTTCTACTCTAGGATCATAACTTATAAAATCACACCATTTTGCTCCTGTGCATATCATATGAGACATGCATTGATAATAATAAGGAGTAGCTACATCTTTAAAGTCTTCTGGTGAAGATATTAGCCCGTGTTTTAGATGATTTATAGAGTTTATAGGTACTTTTATCTCAATACAACCATCTGGGCTTACTATTCCATCTGGAGAACCTCCATAATAATCATTTACTTGTATAAAAGAGGCTTTATCTACCTTAATTCCTCTGATTTTTTCATATACTTCTACTACATCATCCTCTAATTCTGTCCCTCTTTCTAGTCCGGGCCCTGATGCTTGGTTATTTACTCCTCCTAATAACTCAGATATGTTGGTAAGTAGGTAGGTTTTAGCGGTTTCAGATAGCAATTCTGATTTACTTTTAGGTTTTCCCATTATTTTATGTATTTCTGAACTGGTTATTTTACCTTTTCTTATGTTAAACCATTCCTCTGATCTTTGTTCTATCATATTTTTGATGTTTTTAATAATAAATCTTTAAATGTTAATTTTTTTGCATTGTGTAGTTGCTTTGTCATAGCTTCAAAACCTATTTTAGAAGGGTCTTTACCTTCTAACTCGATTAAATAAACTTCTTTTCCTAAATCAATTAATTCTTTTGAGTAGGCTAAAGCTTCTTTTAAAGCATCATTGTCTAAAGCTAAGTATACTGTTTTAACTTGGGGGTTTATTAACTTTATTTTGAGTTTTTTTGAAATAGTTTTACCAAATAAAGGTACAGCATTTCTTTTTATAGCTATAGCATCAAAGGATCCTTCACATAACATAACCGGAACATTCCAATTTATAAAATATTCAAATCCTATTATTTCATTCTTATTGCATTGAGGAGCATTATATTTATATTCAGCATTTTCATCTAAACTTCTAGATACAAAATAATTCAAGTCCCCGTTATAATCATAAGAGGGTATTATAATAGAGTTTTTATATTTACCTTCTTTACAATATCCTATATTATATTTTAATATGTCAGAATAGCTTATATCCCTTCCTTTTAAGTAATCTGTTACTTTTTTATATAATTCGTCTTTTTCACAATCCTTAGATAGGGAAATGAACTCTTCAGGCAAAGATACTGTCTCAAAAGTAAAAGATTTCTTAATTTTTTTAGGAGCAGTAGAAGGAAAATACATCTGCATTTCCTTTATTTTTTCAGGTTTAGCCTTTAATTTCTTTAATAAACTGACTAAATTGTGTCCTTTAGTTGCAGGATTACAAGTCCAACAATTATATAAGCCTTCAGAAGGGTTTATTTCTAATTTAGGCTTGTGGTGATTACAAAAAGGACAATGAAATGCATAATTATCTTTAGAAGATGGTTTATAATCTCCTAAAATTGTTTTTAAAAGTCCTAAAACTAAATTTTTATTATTCATCATATCAAATATGATGCAATATAAGCATTTTTTTGTAATGTAAAAAGTTTATTTTATTTCAGATAACCATTCTTCAGGCAGGTCATTAGAGAATTTAGTCCATTTATATCCCATTTTAGTTGCTACATCTGCATAAGTAGTCTTACTTTTTTTAGTTATTTTTGTATTAGGATTCATAAAAACTATCCTTATATCTAAATTTGGGTTATCCTCTTTTACCCACTTCATTTTTTTTCTTTCAGAGGCGGGCCAGTAACCTTTTGTTTCAATATACATTTTTGTTTCATCTTTTTTAATTAAAACAAAGTCTGGAGTGTATGTTCTTTCTTTTGCAGGTTCTTTAAACTTCAATTTTTCTTTTTCGTAGGTAAATTCTATGTTTTTTTCTTGTAGAAATTGAGACATATTGTCTTCTAATCCACTTCTATATCCTTTTTTTACTGCTAAAGTTCTTACATTGACCTTTTTTTTCATAATATTATTAATATACGAATTTTTTTCGTATTAAGTGTCATATCTAACTATAAAAGTTACATCAGTATTTGGAGGAATTGGGTGGGGGGAAGCTAATTTACCTACTACTAAGAGGTCATTAGTTTCATTATATAATCCTATGGTAGTTGCATAAGGCATAAAACTTGATCCTGTAACTGCATCTATTAAAGTACCATCTATTATTTGTGCGGTAGTATTTGTTTGACCATATGCTCCAAAAAAAGGCAAGGCTGCTGATCCTGTTATTAATACTCTATTTTTAAATACGGTAGGATTTTGAGAATAATTAAAATCATTTTCTAAAACCCTACATTTTATCTCTTTTTGATAAATAGTAGTTTCACTAGTTAAGCTTAATACATATGGTACATTTGAAAATGGCATAATTTTATATTATTTTTAACAAGTAGTTAAGGTTCCTGAACCATCATCTACAACATTTAAATACACTGTTGTGGAAGAAGTTATTGTAAATTTATATGGAGAAGATTCGCCACAATATACATAAGAAGGTGCTAATCCATTTCCAACGTTAAATCGTGTATTTACTGCACTTGAATTCAAAACTCCTATCCATAAAGAAGAATTATTAGACACACTTATACTAGACGGATTAGCTGAAGTGTAATATCCTCCCGTTCCTAAAGTAGTAGTACTTCCCATTGTCCAACTAGTTCCTGAATTAGTGCTATAAACTATTTTACCTACAGGAGTTCCACTACTACCTGCTGCTATTCTCCACTGAAATGAAATTGTATAGTTTGGAGGAGCAGTTATTGTTGATTTAACTAATATTTGATTGTTAGAAGCTGCTATGTAGCCTGCATTAGTAGTATCATTATTAATATAAGTAGTCAGTTGACTTTTTTGTATTAATTGATTAGATACGGGTATTGAAGAAGTAGTGCTTGTAAACACAGAAGTATTAACTGCATCTTGTAAATCATTAAAAGATACTCCTTGATTAGTTGCTAATGCTACCCAACTCATTTTTATTTATTAGTAATATCCGATATTATATCTTTTAACTTTTGTATTTCACCTTTTAAATACTCAATTTGTAAAGTATGTAATTCAGTATAATTTAAAGATTTATATCCATTTTCTTTTATAATAACCAATTCGGGATAATATTTTTCTACCTGCTGTGCCGAATGACCATAATGTACTTTATCATCTATTTTGTCTTTCCAGGTATAAGAAAGAGTTTCTATTTGTCTTAATTTATTTAAATCTATTGGAGTAGATAATACTTCTTTTAAATTTATATCTGAACTATTATAAAATCCTAATGCTGTTATGTTTCCTGTGATATTTCCACTACCTGATACATTTAAAGATCCTGTAATATTTACACTACCTGTAAAAGTTTGAGTATTAGATAAACTATTACCAAATATATTACTACCACTACTGTACTCTATAGAAGAAGTTACTGTTTGAACTACTAAAGTTTGAGCTGTTATAGTACCACTAAATAAAGCTGAAGAAGCTGTTAATTGTCCTATGGCATAGTTGTTAGAAGAATTTAAAGTATTTGAACTACTAGCAACTAAAGAATAAGAAGATGTTGTAGCATAAGATGCACTTAAAGATTGATTTGAGTAAGAAGCAGTGCCTTGCAGTGATGCTGTAATACTATTACTTAAAGCCCAAGTTACTGTACCATTAGCTGATTGAGTAATTGTTATACCAGATCCTGTTGAATAGACTGGTGTTACTGTCCACCAATTTGTAGAGGATTTAGCTGCTAAAGCTATAGTAGCATAAGCAGGTAAAGCTGTGGGAAAGTTTACTGATGAGTTTTCTATAGAACTACCATTAGAAGGATATACTTGTATGGTATTTGAAGTATTATTTGTTATACTTATTTCTCTACCGGGTGTTATTGAAGGTAATATTACCCCGCCTGTTCCAGAAGATACATAAGTATTATCTGCAACTACTGTAGTAGCACTTGATTGACCGCTTCCAGAAGCTGCTACGTTTTGAGTAGAAAATAGAATATACCCTGTTGGGTTAAAAGCTAAACTTCCTGATATGATTTCAGATCCAATAATGGTTTCATTTCCTACTAAAGATATTGATCCTGTTACTCCTAAAGATCCTGTTATAAGAGTATTACCATAAACATCCAAAGATGCAGAAGGTGAGAATTTATTTATCCCAACATTACCACCTGAAGGATTAATAACCAATGGATTATAGGTAGAACCTTGTGTAAGAGATTGTATACTAGCATAACTAGATGTTGTATTATATCCTATTAATAAAGATTGGTTGTTATTAGTATATCCTTGTATTTGTAATTGAGATGCATTAGATGAAGTACTATTTCCTATTATATTTAAAGGAGTAGTATTATTTCCAGACAGGCTAAATTTACCTTGAGATCCTATTACAATTCCTGGGGTATATATTGCGGAAGCGGTGACAGCTCCTGAAAAAGAACCTCCATAAACAGTGGTTACATTAGCTCCTGATAAGGTGAAATAGTTACCAGAAGTTGCTATAGATTGACTTAAATATGTGAAATTACCATCTAACTCTGTGAAAGTTAAAGCAGCTCCTTTTGTTTGTCTGAGTACTAATGCCATTATTGTATTTTATATATAAATATACTTATTAATAATTATTAAGGTATTATATTTATATAATCTTGATTGGTTATTATAACCATTCCTTGAGCATATATAATATTACCTACTTGAGTTTTACCTTGATAAGAGTACCCTAAAGGTCCTTCTGGTGTAAAGTATCCACTAGCCACATAATAACCTCCTCCTAAGTCTAAAATATTTCCATTCCCATCATCAACTATATTATAATTAGAAGAACTTATGTTAAAACTTTTTCTACTTATTTTTTCCCCAAATACACTTCTAGGAATAGACATAACAGTTACTGTAGCTCCTGATTGTGTTGGAAAATACCTAACATCTGCATCTAAAGTGCCAGAAGCTGCTGTAGATTGTAAAGAATTATCTATGCTAGAACTAGTTGATAAATAAGATCCTGTTAAAAAATTAGAATAGTATAAATTACGTATAGATACATAGTTTATATAACTTTGATTAAAATCTTGAATACCAACAGAAGGAGTGTTTGAACCACTCCAAACTGTTATTCCTACCCCAGATAAAGAAGAACTAGCATAACTTGAAGTATACTTTAGCTTTATAGGAGTAGTTATTACATCAGATATCAATAAACTGTTAGATGCTCTACTCATTTATTTATTTTAATAGTCTAATTTAATCCTCACCAGTCCAATTTTATACGAACCAGGCACTCTTTCGTAAAATCTTTAACTAAAGGTTGAGATAATTTAGCAACTGCTAATAAATCTGTATTATTATTATAAAGTCCTATAGTTGTTGGGAAAGTTTGTGGACTATAAACCATAGAAGGCCACAATAAATTACCTGATCCTGTTACAAAAGTAGGGTTTGAAGTATAATTATAATCTCCGTTACCAACTCTTATAAAAATATAATTAGAAGATACTGTTTCCTGAGAATTTAATTGGAAATTACCGCTTCTAGATATTGCTTGATACACTAATGCAGCATTTGTAGAGGTGTAAGAAGATGATACACTATTACCTGATACTCCATAAGAAGCGGTGTCAGGAGTTAATCCTATACCTCCTTGAACTGCACTAAGTGCTAATGCGGTAGGGTTTAATATTATTGTACCAATATCGGGTAAAAATAATCCGTAAGAACCAGATACAGTATAACCATTAGATATTTGCCCTACACTAGTTGTATTAGCTGCACTTCCAAATGAACCAGATACTATATTGAATACTCTTCCACAATCTAAATAAGTTACAGTAGATACATTATTACTATTATCACATAATTGAACTTGACCTGCTGAACTGGATAAACTTAAGTTAAAAGTTCCCGGAAATAAACTTTGTTTGTATCTATTCCTGTCTACATTTATAACATAAATATTATTACAATTAGTTGCTTGTCCACCAAAATTGAATCCTTGATTTCCGCTTATTTCGGGACCGTATATTAATGTTCTATATTGAGAGAAAGTAGTATTAGAAGGTGATGCTCCAGGTACTAATGAATTATACCATTGAGAACCAGATCCATTATTGTCCCCATAAGCTATAGAAAACTGAACTGCTGCACCATTTGCTGTGCTAGCTGTTTGATATACATTCAAATAAAAAGCTCCTGCACTTATGGTTGTAGAAGGTACTGCTGAAGCAGTAAAAAAAGTAGTTAATTGAGGTACGTTAGAACTCCAAGCAGGTGCTGTTATGGAATCTGAACTAACTACAAAATCTGTTGATGCTAAGGTTGTAAAAGACATATCTTATTATGATGTTACTTTAGTTATTTGAACTGGTACGAATAATCTTGCTCCTGAATCTCTACCTACTACTGTTAAAGTAGTATATAAGGTTGTAGTAGAACCAAATAAAGTATTCAAAGTAGTTGCTGTAATATTTACTGTAGTTCCTATTACAGTTTGAGATACGTTTGTTCCTATTGTAGTAGTAGGAGTATTTAAAGAAGTAGCTGCGGTAGTGTTTATTCCCACTCCGTTAAATGCAGAGGTTGTTCTAACGTCCCCAATAGTTACTGAATATCCTGATTGTTCAAACGTACTAGTTGCCCCTAAATAATTTAATGTTTGAGGGGTAATAGAAATAGAAGATCCTTGAGGTAATATAATGGTAGAGTATCCTATAGTTATAGTAGGTAATGCAGCTGTTCCTCTAGGAAGAGTAATGAGTTTATATTTCATTATTTCCGTTGATTCAGGAAATGCTTGTATAATAGGCATATTTTGAATAGCTTCTCCGTAATAAGCTGATCCTGATGGATGATTAGGGTTATACAAACCATAATCCACTTCATCATCTGATAATGAAAATTGGGTAATTTGAAAAGACCCATCGTTTTGAGCTAAAAGTTGTCTACCCTTATCTGTAAGGATAGCATCTACAACTACTGATGTATTTGATAAATATGCCATGTAATTTTATATTTTTCTTATTATAAATAGATAATTTATTAATTTTTTATTATGATGGTAATACTAATTGATTTATTATAGAAGATTGTAATGAGTTTATATTTTGTAAAACAGTAGGATTTATATTATTAGGTATTAAAAATCCATAAGATGTTTGTCCGGGTGTTTGATTAAAATTTAAAATCACATTTTGTTCATCATCATATCTTTTTAAAACTAGCATTCTGTTTATGCTAGAAGGATTATTTTGAAAAGATGATATGATTGGAGGGGTTACTGTAATTCTCAATTTAGTTACTCCAGTGCTTAAAGATGAACTTAAAGAAGAAGAATAAACAGTTAATAGTTGTGTATTAAATCCATCTGATAATACTATTGCATCTCCTTCCTGTGGATTAAATGGATAATTTACTGGTCCATAAGTTGAATATAAGCTACTAGATACTACCGTAGATCCTGATGTAAAATAAGGTATGTAAGTGTACCCTTCATACTGAGATAAATTAGGACCTAAAATTAAATCACTAGCATTTGTGTAATATAGTACATTAGATACTGATATTGAATCTATAAAAGGTCCTCCGCCTGCATTTACACTTGCTGTTGCATAGGGGTATCCTCCTGAACCTAAAGATATTGTACCTAAAGATAGAGATCCTACTCCAATAGAGGCAGTAAAACTTGCCGTAGACATATTTTCTTGTACAAGTCTAAATACTGCTTTATCTCCTACAGCAAAAGATTGAGCAGGAGTTGTAAAATTAAAATTAAAAGTAGTAGATTTATTGTCTACTGCAGGTGTAGTAGTTGCTGAGGTTATAGAACTTATAAAAGTTGATGAAATGGCGTTTAATCCGTTATAAGGAGTTATTCCACTTAATCCCGGTCCCGATGTAGAAACTACCACTTGACCTCCCCCTGATCCAGCAGAATTATAATAATATTGAACTCCTACTGTGGAAGTATTATTAGAACCTGCATAACCTGAAAAAGGTCCAGTATAATAATTTACTGTTCCAATTAAAGTTATTGTACTATATCCCGGATAAGAAGTTGTTGTTATGGTTCCGTTATTTGTTGAAGCGGGAGTGTAACTAGAAGTAAAACTATATGCTTGCCTACCTAATAAAGTATTTGTATTATAAAATATACTAAAACTAAATGAACCACTTTGAGGTCCTATTAATTGGGCACTTGGGAATTGTAAATTTATAGGTAAATTAACAGTAAAAGTTTGTTGACCTGCTTGTACTGCACTATAAGTAGGAAAGGTTCCTCCTGTTAATGAACCTACTGTAAATCCTGTGTTGGTTGCATTTCCTTGCACTAAAGTATCAAATACATTAAATATGCTTCCAGATCTACTTGCGATACCATAAGCAGTTTGTACTAAAGATGCAGAATATGTAGGATTAGGTGATCCACTAATAAAATAATTACTTCCCCCTGCTCCTCCGTTATCAGCTATAAAAGCAGTAGTTGCTGTACTAGTACCTAAAAAATATAAAGCAGAATCATTTGTAGATCCTGTTAAAAAATATAAGGTTGGAGTATAAGAATAACCACTACTGTAAATACTTTTTACTCCGTCAGTTGATTTTTGATTACCATATTGTTGATTATTAAATAATTTTACTGTGGTATTTTGTCCTAATATAAAAGTATTTTGTATATCTTCCCAAGATATATTATTTTGATTTAATTCATATAGTCCCCCAGATACATCTGCTAAATAAACTAATTTGGCATTGCATAAACTTGGAAAATATGAACTTGTAACTATTTGACTAAATAAACCTAATCTGCTAGTATAGTAATTTATCACAGGATTATTTCCCAAAGTAATATCTCCCGGAGTATAAACATTATAATATTGTCCTGAAAGGGTTGAACCACTATATTTTAAATTTACTAAAGAATGCGCATTATAGTTGTAATCTTGTATTTGAGCATATTGAGAATACTTTTGTACGCTTTGGCTTACTGCGCCTATTACTAAAGATTGACTTAAAGATTGCGTTACTAATCCGTAGTTTGTTGGTGATAATTGAGATCCATTATAATCTAATTCTAAAAATTGTTGAGAAATTACTGATGCTGTAACGTTTTGATACAATGCTCCTAAAGAATAAGAAACAAACATATTACCAGAACCTGAAACTAAAGGAACTGAAGAAGACCAATAATAATTGTAATTAGATACCTCATTTTGATCAAAACTAGAACTGTACCCTACAAATACTTCAGTGCCACTTAATTCACCAGTATACTGTTCAATGTTATTAGAAGAACTTACATAAATAGTTCCAGAAGAAGTAACAAAAGCTGCAGAGGATGTACCATTATACTGCAACTTTATTGCTTTTAAATAAGCGGTTGATCCTGTTATACTAGCTCCGTTATCCCCATAAATCATAGAAGAGCTTATTTCCCCTAAATTAGAACTTGTTGTAGCGGTAGGCTCATGTCTAGGATATTTATTTCTTTCTAGTATATGAGATTTTACTATTATACCAGAAGTCATACTAGACCTAGCAGGTACAAAATCAGATAAGGTTTTAAATAAAGAATTGTTGTAATATTTTATTACTCTTATATAGTCCCAAACGTTATTTCCAGTTGTATAATTAGCAGTAAAATAAGTATTTTTTAAAGTATCTAAAGGAACATAACTACTAGAATATTGAAGATTAGGATCCCCAATATACTGCATTATATTAAAATAACCTGGTTGAGCAGAAGAAGTTACTAATCCAGAAGATGTTATGTTTGCATTTATAAAATCAGAAGGAGAAAATCCTATTTCTAAATCTATAGAGCTCTTTTGAGTATTATTATTATAATATTGTATAGTAGTATTTGGAGATAATACAGTACTATTTATAGTGTTTATACTAGAAGTTAGTACTTTATTATTATTTATTCCTTGTATACCAGATATAGTACCTATATCATATCCACCAAACTCATTTACATGTAATATATTATTAGGAATACCGTAAGTTGCTATTAAAGCTCTTACTCCTCTTTCTGTTCCTTTTGTTTTTAATAAATAAATTAAATTATGATAAAGTCTTTTATATACCTGATCAGTTATTTGTTGTGCAGGTAAGGTAGGAACACTTGCTGTAACATAAGTTTTAATAATTTCAGATCCAGTAGGAGGTAATAAACTACCATCAGGATTTATACCAAATAACGAATGATAAATATTATCAGATATGCTAGTATTAGTATATAGATTAAATCCTAAACTTTTTAAAGCATCTCCAACTTGATCCATTGATATACCAATGTTTGGATTATTCTCTGCTGAATATCTATTCGTAACATCTTTTAAATATATCCAAATATTATCAAAATGTTGTCCAATCATATTTAAAAAAGTCAGATAAGGTAAATTCCTATCATCATCTAAAACATAAGATGGAGATGCATATTGTAATAAATCTGGGTTATTACTATCATATAGTGAAGAAGAGTAATATAAACTAGCGGTTCCTACTGAAGGTACTGTTGTTGGGCTACCTAACCAATTTTGAGATTGGGAAGATGATACTGAATATAGGGTATAAGGTTGGGTAGCACTTGATTTAGGCCATGCAAAAGATTCTGATGAAAAATATAAATAATATTCATACCCGTCAAACTTTTGTATAGTTGAATCTATTAAATTTTGTAATTGTAGTTGAGCAGAAGTAGTGTTATTAGCTGCTAATCCTGCTGAAGAAGACTCTATTAATTGTAATTTATATACAAAATTCTCTAATCTTTCTGTAGCAGAAGAAAAATGTATAAAATTTGAAAAATTAGTATAATCAACATTAATACTTATACTATTATCATCCATCATTGATTGCAATTGCTGATAAGATGATGTTACTGAAGTAGTAAATAAAGTATTGTAATTAAAATAAGGAGTTACTTGGGATATAGTTTTCTTTATATCTACTTTATAGTTTGGGCCTCTTAATAAATTTGTATTTTGGGTTGATTCTGGTTCTGCATTAATGGTCACACTAAACTCTGCAGGATCAGCTATCTTAGTTACAACCCAAAAAGTATCTTTTATATTAAATTCAGAGGGAAGTGGCTCATATAATTTAAAAATAATATGACCATCTCCATTATTATCCTCTACAAAAACTGCATTTACAGCTATTACTTGTTTATCTTGACCAAAATTTAAATAAAAATCAGGATAAAAATTGTTTACTGATAGTAAAGAATTAAATTGATTAAAAGCATTAGACAAATCTGTAGTAGATAAGTCTTGTCTGGTTACTTTTATTTCAGTTCTTGAATTAGATATCTGTTCAATCCAAAAATTTTGAGTTGGATTAGGGGCAGATGCTATTTGAGTAGTTAAAAAATTATATTTAACTATTGTTGATCCTCTATCATATCCTGCATTTCTTACGTCAGTTTCAGGATCTAAAGTTATTTTGCTAGTAGTTCCGTTTGTTGGGCCAACTTCACTACCTATTGAATAATTTGAATTATAATAATTACTACTAAGTACATTACCGTTTATATCTTTTATAAAATATTCAATATAATCCCCAGGATTTCCAAATACAGGGGTTATATTTGTATTACTTATTAAGGATACGTCTGTACTAGAATAATCTTGATAAGAGCCATTTGATCCTATATATTGAATTTGTACTATATCTGCCATATTATCCTGTAACAGTTCCTAAACTTATATAATTTTGATTTGCTTCTAATAATTGCTGTCTTAAAGAATTTATTTCAGCAATGTAAGCTTGTTCATTATCACTCAGCACACTTCCTCCAACATATGCAGTACTTTGTTTGATAAGATAAGTGTGAGAATTAACATCTCCAGTTGCAGGAATATCAAAAAATAGTTGATTATAATAATCAAAAAATTGCTCTACAGTTATAGTTGTAGGGACAGTTGATCCAGTTATTGGAGTATATAATTCACTAAAAGAAGTATTTATAACCTTTGTATAAGTGTTATAACCGTAAACTTCTTTTATTAAATTAACTTGTTGTTCCATATTATCAATAAGATACTACCTTAAAAGTTAAATTTTGACCAGTATATATTACTTGCTCAGTTGGAAGTAAAGCTAAACTTCCGCTTCCGTAAGTAGCCAATGCATTGTATATTGCTTGATCATTATCATATACTGAAAGAGGCCCATACGTAGTTGAATATATGTTTGTCTGTATTAATATACGATAAAATCTGTTAATTTCCAAACCATTTGTGTATAAATTAAAATAATTACTTACACTATCTGCACTTAGTTTTGTGTAAATAGGGTCAAAATTTATAACGAACTCCTCTGTTTTTACATCTTGTAGTGCCCAACAAGTATTTTCAGGTAAGTACAAAGGCATTATATAGATAGATTGAGTAGTAAATTGTCTAGGTGGATATGTATATCTCACTGCTGTTCTCATTTTATAAGATTGGTTTTGAGATAATATTCCAGGATTATTAGACAATGTTACTGTTATCTGATCATTTAATACATAATTTGTTCCTTGAGGAAAATAATAGGAATCTGCCCATTTAAATTGTATATTTGGGGGGTATATTGTATGAGTATCTACTGAAAAAAAATTTAATCCTATAAAAGAATTAGAATTATTTTCTATAGAAGAGGGATGTTTTAATATAATCCCATCATTTGGTATAGATCCTGAAAACCATGCATTTACTATCTTAGTAACATCCATATTTATGTCTTTATTTGACATGTAATCAAAATATTGACTAGCTGTTACAGATGTAGTAAAATCTCCTCCTTGGGTTCCCCAAGAATTGGATGCACTATAAGGTCCTGTATAACTCCAACAAACTCCATTTTCAGAAATAGGGGTTTGATTGTATTGACCTGTTCCCATTACCCAAGAACTAGTTACAGGATAGGCATATAAAGAATAGGTAGTATTTAAATTTTGTGCACTAGCTAAATATAAGTTTAAATTAGCGTTCCAAGATCCGCTTATGGATTGAGAAGCAAAAGAATATAGAGTATTTAAATCTGCAGAAGAAAATTGTATTAAAGATCTTCTTATATCAGAGCCTGTTGTTGTATTCTGAGGAGAAGAACTCAATACAGATACTTCTAAAATAGGGTCTCTACCAGCGTTTTGTGTTGGAGATAGTGAGTAAATTGAAGCATCTGCAGATGCAAATATTTGATATACTGCCATTTTTTATCAATTTATAATATTAAAATGCAACTGATCTACCTTGTATATCTATATTAGGGTACTGAACTGCAAATATACTAGGATCTAAAGAAGGATATATAACTCCGTTCAAAGTTGCTCCGGGTATATCATAACTATATATTGAATAACCTGCTTGTTCCCCTGAAATATTAGTTATATTTAAAGCCTTAACTGTTTGTACTCCAGCTACAGAATCCAATAATGAATAAATATTAGATAAAATAATAGGCTGATTTATTTGCCATTTATCTATATTAAAATAATCTTGTAATACTGATATACAATTTCCTAT